AAGACTGATTATGTGGCGCAGATAAAATTGGGTTAGTTGTTTCTGCTATTGGTACAAAACTTCGCATTGAAAATCAGAATAAAGAAAAAGAGCAAAAAGCTCAGTCAAATTATGTTGGCGAAGTTGGGCAAAAAATCACATTTAAGGCTATACCTGAATGCGTATATTCTGGAAGTAGCCAATTTGGTTGGGTATATATTTATAAAATGAAAGTCGGTAATGATGAGATTGTTTGGACAACCAGCAAAGATTTAGCTCCAGATACTGAGCTCGAATTTACAGCGACTGTTAAAGCCCATGAGGAATATAGAGGTTGTAAGCAAACAGAAATCACGAGAGCGAGAACAAAAATTGCTTTATAATATAAAATAGTAAATAAATAAGCTCAGATAAAATTCTGAGCTTATTTTCATGTATAGATATATAGAGGACAAACTTATGGATACACCTTCTATTTCATTTAAAATTGGTGAAAAAATTAAGAATAAAAGTGGCGAAATTATATACATATGCGACATTGTATATTCGATGGTAGAAAAAGGCTGGTTAGTAATATACTACGAGTTAGATAAGCAAGATAAAATTCAAAAAATGAACACTATGTCTTTAGATCTTTTTAGCATGGGGTTGTGATATATGGATAGTAAGGAATTATGGCACCAGTATAATTTATCTTATGATGACCAACTCAACTTCCTAAAAAATAAATACGGATTACCTCAAGGAAATTATTTTCTTACTGAGAGTTGCAAATCTACAAATAACAAAATAAAAAGAGCTAAAGAAGGACTTTACGTGCATCATGATTATGAGTGGAATCCAAATGACTGGACATGTCATAGCTTAAGCACTCAAGAATTAGCCTTAAAATACCCTTTCGAATATCAATTAAGTGATCATCTAACATACTGTAACATGTTAGAGCATTTAATGTTGCATATGAAAATTTATAGATTAAGACGCGATTATCTAGGTGGACCAATTTTTACAGATGGGGTACAAAATTTCTTGATACCACAAATAAATGATATTTATCAGACTAGAAAATATAAGCAAGAATGGCTTATAGCAACAAAAGAAGCTATAGTAGAAAATTATAATGATTATATTGAGCTGATAAAAATTCATGCAGAAGATAGTGATCAAGATGTTGTAGATCTATATGGTTTATCTTTAAGATAATGTATAACAAACTATGTGTGGATAAACTATTTACTTAAGAATAGTTAGTCCTTTTCCATATAGAGGGAGTAATATGTTTATAGTAAAAAGAAGCGGTAAGCGTGAAAAATTTGACAAAGAAAAAATAAAAATTGTTTTAGAAAAAGCTAATGAAACAGTTTTAGAAGAGTATCGAATATCTAAAACTATAATAAACAATATAGCTGAGAAGATCGAGAAGCTAGCAGAAGAAAATGCAACTATGTTTACTATAGATGATATCCAGGATGCAGTGGAAGATTATCTCATTAAAATAAATAAATATGAGTTAGCTAAATCATATATAAAACATAGATATACGAAAGAATTAGCTAGAGATAAATATTCTAAGATGATGGATGCTATTGCGAATAAAGTAGCATGCAAAGATATCCAAAATCAAAATGCTAACTTAGATGAAAAATCTTTTGGTGGTAGAATTGGTGAAACATCATCTTTAATAATGAAACAGTTTGCTTTAGATTATTGTGTATCACCCAAAACTAGAGAGAATCATCTCAATAATGAGGTTTATATACATGACCTCGATTCTTATGCTGTTGGAAGTCATAACTGTTTAAGTATTCCTTTTGATAAGCTATTAGCTAAAGGCTTTAATACTAGACAAACTGATGTTAGACCTGCAAATAGTGTTAATACAGCCATGCAGTTAGTTGCTGTTATATTCCAATTACAAAGTTTACAACAATTCGGTGGAGTAAGTGCAACACATCTAGATTGGACGATGGTTCCATATGTGAGAAAATCTTTTGCAAAACATTTTAAAGATGGTATGGAAGAATTACCTTTCAAGTGGTGGAAATTGTTTAAGGATACTAGAAACTATCAACCACCAAAAGAATTACCTTTCGATGATGCTACTATAAACTTAAAAAGATTTAGAAGAGTTTATAGATATGCTATGAAAATGACTAAAAAAGAAACCCATCAAGCAGTAGAAGCTTTATATCATAACTTAAATACATTGCAAAGTAGATCTGGCTGCCAACTTCCTTTCACCAGCATTAATTTAGGAACATGTACGCAAGAAGAAGGGCGGTTAGTCAGTAAAGAAATTCTTACTGTGTGTAGACAGGGTTTAGGTAAGTTTCATAAAACATCTATCTTCCCATGTGTTATATTTCAATGCATGAAGGGTGTTAACCGTAAAAAGGGTGATCCTAATTATGATTTATTTAGGCTAGCATTAAAATCAACTGCTGAGAGATTATACCCCAACTATGCTAATGTAGATTGGAGTGGTAATGCTGGATATGATCCAAAAGATCCTAAAACATATTTTTCAACGATGGGTAAGCGTAAACTACAGCTCATCTAAAATCTTTTGAACCTCGCTCGAGGGTGTTTAATATTACTAAATGGGTAGAACCTTAAATATTTTTAATTAAAGGTTATGCTAAATTTATTGATAATATTTTGCTAACGGTTAGGTCCAGACATCCTGGATGAGACCGTGCTAAGCGGGTGAGGATAGATTTGGTTATATACAAAATAACATGTTTAAAAAATAATAAAATTTATATAGGTCAAACAAAAAATACATCTAGAAGACGTTTCGAACATCATGTTAAAGGTGCCTTAACAAATGATTTAGATACGCATTTAGCTAGAGCTATAAGAAAATATGGTCCAGAAAACTTTATTTTAGAAGATATAGATTTTGCTGAAAATCAAGAAGATTTAACTGAAAAAGAGTATTATTGGATAAATTTTTATGAAAGCTTTAAGCCAGATATTGGTTATAATGAGACAAATAATAAAAATAAATGCGGCGGAAATACATATAAATTTAAAAGTATTGAAGAAATGCAGAAAATAAAACGTAAAATCTCAAAAGCAAATTCTGGTTCTAAAAATGGTATGTCAAAAGGTGTTAAATGTAAAAACACAAAAAGCGGAGAAGAATTTCATTTTGGTTCGACCGCGGAATGTGCTAGGTTTTTTGGTACATATGTAACTGGTTTTATAAGAAAACGCTGTTGTGGTTACAATTACCTATATAAAAATACCTGGGCTTTTGCTTGGGAAGATGATCAATTTCTTTTAGAATATGAGAATTTTGATCCATCTACTAGAAAAGGAATAAAAGTTTAGCTTTTAAATTTAGAAACAAAAGAGGTATATACTTTTAATAGTAAAAGTAAAGCAGCAAAATTTCTAAATGTTGAGTTAGCAATTATTAAACATGATATTATTGTAAATAATTATAGAATATCTATTCTCAACTGAAAGTGTATCGACTATTCCTGATGAGTTTAAGGAAGTAGGATTGGAGATAAGCACCAATCCGAAGCGGAAGACTACTTATAATAAAAGTAGAAGATATAGTCAGTGCTAACAGTAATGTTAGATAAAATGTGTAGAACAGCGAATGGTTATGATATAAACGGCTTTGCTCAACTAAAAGACGGTAGAGGAAACATAGCACCTACTACTATAATTCTTCCAACATTAGCTATGGAAGCAGAGAAAGATGTTAAGAAATTTATGCGCCTTTTGAGAATTAAGTTAGAAGAAGCGAAAGATTCTTTAATTGATAGATTCGAATGGATTTCAAGTCAATCATCAGATTCTGCAAAATTTATGTATGAAAATGGAACTATGGAAGGTTACATTCCGAAAGAAGGAATTAGATCAGCATTAAAACATGGTACTTTAGCTATCGGTATGTTAGGTATGGCTGAGACTTTAGAATTATTAGTTGGTTGTAATCATACTAAACCAGAAGGAATGAAACTAGCAAAGAGAATTTGTTCCTTATATAAACAAAAATGTGCTGAGTATAAAGAAACATATAAGCTTAATTTTGGCGTATATTACACACCAGCTGAGAATCTTTGTTATACTGCAATGAATAAATTTGTAGAAGCTTATGGTGTTATTCCTAAAGTTTCAGATCATGAGTATTTTACAAATTCTATCCACGTACCAGTTTGGGAAGAAATAGATGCTTTTGAAAAAATAAGAATTGAAAGTGAGCTTACTGGATATAGTTCAGCTGGTTGTATAACATATACTGAGTTAGATGCATCTGTAGCAAAAAACATAGATGCTTTAGAAGATTTAGTTAATTTTGCTATGGATCATGATATCCCGTACTATGCGATTAATGTACCGGTAGATCAATGTATGAGTTGTGGCTATCAAGCAGAAATTACAGAAGATATTTGTCCTAAATGCGGTAGTACAAAAATACAGCGATTGAGACGTGTGACAGGTTATTTGACAGGTTCCTATAAAGATTCTTTCAATTATGGTAAGCAGAAAGAAACCGAAGCTAGGGTAAAACATACAGGTATTTCTGTATTAAAAGATAGCGAGGATAATGCTTAATGAATATTTGTGACATTACGACCTGTGATGTTTGCAATGGTGAGGGTATTGGTGTAGTTCTTTGGATATCTGGTTGTGATGTCCAATGTCCAGGTTGTCATAATAAAGAAACCTGGGATCCAAATTTCGGTAAGCCTTTTGATGAAAATGCTAAACAAAAATTATTTTCAGAGTTAGAAAGACCTGAAATAAAACGGTTAACACTTTCTGGTGGTCACCCACTTATGCCGTGCAACTTTATAGCTGTCAAAAATTTACTAGAAGAAGTCAGAGAAAAATTTCCTAAAATTATTATTTGGTTATATACTGGATACACTTATGAGAGTCTATCTGTAGAGCAGTTAGAAATGATACACTCTTGCGTAGATGTATTAGTAGATGGACCATTTATAGAAGAGGAAAAAGATATATCCTTAGAGTTTAGAGGCTCTAGAAATCAAAATATAATAAGAATAACTGGAAAGTAATTTTTAAGACCCCTGCATTTAGGGGTCTTTTATTTTGTATAATATTATGTGGAGGACTATTTAAGTGGATAAATATTACGATGATTCTATGCGAATGGATGATTTAGAAACTGAAATGACAAATAGAGAGCTTAAAGAATATATAGATAGAAAAATAAGCGATGCTTGCCAAATGTCTTTAGCGCATGATTCGGATATATTACCTGGGTTTACCATGACAACTAGCTCAGATAAAGACGCCGGAGATGATAGTCAAGATAACATAGAATGCATAGATTATATTTTAGATAAAAACTTAAATTACTGTTTAGGTAATGCTATACAGTATATAAGTAAATGCGATCTTTCAAATAATGCTTCTATTGATGCTAAATATAAAGCGATTGAAAATTTAAGAAAAGCTATTGAGTACTTAAATACAGAAATAGAGAGAATTGATAGATCTACGGTAAAAAATAGTTGAAATTACTTATAATAAATTATATAATATAAGCAAGAGGTACATATATGTTAGAAGAAAAAACAAATATTAC